ATAACAGATACATTAACCATACGAGTAAAAGGTAAAAACCTTTTAAGTATGAAACCAAATTTAGGACCAGATATTTTATGAATTTAGAAAATAAAATTACAGGAAGATTTACAATTAGAGATAAAAATACCTCTGAAATAATTCTTGAGAAAACAAATGCAATTCATTATGAAAATTTTGGTGAAGCATTGGCTTTGGCCGCTGCTGGAAATGCAGAAGGGCATATTTATGAAATGCATTTTGGTAATGGCGCAAGTATTATTGATTCAGTTGGTGCAATTTCTTATTATCCACCAAATGTTGAAGGGGTAAATGCCAATCTTTATAATCCTACATATTTTAAAATTGTAGATCAAAAAAGTTCTGCTAATTCAAATCCAACTGCTAATTTTATGGAAGTAAAACATACAAGAGGAAATCTCTTTACTGATATAATTATAGTTTGTACTTTGGATTATGGTGAACCATCAGGCCAAGATGCATTTGATTTAACAAATGATTTAGAAGGTGATTTTATATTTGATGAAATTGGTTTGAAATCTTTTTCTAGTGTTGCAGGCGCAGGTAAATTATTAACTCATGCAATTTTCTCACCAATTCAAAAAAGTTTAAATCGCAGTTATGAAATTGAATATGTAATTAGAATTGCAACTTGTTAAAAATAATAGATAATATAATCATCAAATTCATCATAATCTTTATTAGCATTATGACGATTAGGAAGAATATTTTCAATTTTAAGCAATTCTCTTAATCCTTCAAATATTCCAAAATGAGAATTTAAAACAAATGGTAATTGAATAAAATTACCATTTTTATTTTGCCAAAGAGAATATCCAAGTTCATTTGTTTCAACATGAAATAAAATATTTTTATCTCGCTCAATAAAAGAAATTACTTCTCTAGGGTGATTAAAAAGATATTCTTTGTTGGTTAATTTATTAACAACTTTAAATCTCATATTATTTGAGTTATTAATAACTTTAATATTAAAAGTCATATCGAGTGTTCTTCAATTACAATTAATTCTAAATGATTAATGTCTCTTGGGAATACAATAAAACCCAAGAGACATGTAAGAATAAACAACCAAATGTAAAAGTAAACGTTATTCATTGATAAATTTAACAGTTACAGAATCAAGACTATCAAGTTCGCCACTATTAAGCATAATTTCATACTTAGTAGCGCAAATTTTGAAAACACGAATTTGATCTTCATTGTCAATATAAGTAATTTCGTACATGTTAAATCTCCTTGTTAGTTAGTTTTATAACTTTACCAGAAAATTTATGTTTGTCAACTATTTTGAAAAATTTGTTCCCAAAATTTTTTCAAATTTTTGTTTAGTTGATTAGTTAAGTAAAAATAAAAACATTCAGCTTGCCATTCTTGAGGACTTTTCTTACTATATTTTGTAGGAAACCAATCTAATAAATCTATTTTTTGAAATATTGATGCGTGATCATCAATATACTTTCTATCTAAATTAAACTCTTGATCGTTTTCAAAAACTAATTTAACTTTTTTATCAGTTAATTCTACAATTTCACATTTTAATCCATTTAAATCAGGATTGCTTTTACTATTACAAATTAATCGATCCCCAACAGAAAAATTTTTATCGTCTTTTAAAAATTCATAAAAATTATCATTGATTTTTTTAATTGTTTGTTCAGAAATTTGTTCGTAATACCATTTATGACCTAATTCATGTAAAATTGTATGCAATCCTTGATTATCAACGTGTGTCATATTTGAATTTAAATGAATCTCATGTAATGTTGGGTAATAAAGACCAGCTTGTTTCATTTTTCTAAAAACGATTTTACCATCAAATACATCTAATAATCCATGTGAAGCTAAAATAGATTTTATTTCTTCTAATATTGTTAAACACTTTTTCTTACTTGATTCTCTAAAATTTTCCGGCCAAATAATTGTTATATCATCCATTGTTTTTTCTAATTGTGGCAATTCTCCAAAACAACTTTGAAATGAATTATCATTCACTTGCAATCCAGTATTTAAGAATTTATACAACTCTTCTTTACTCATTGTTTTATTTTCAATACATTTAGAATAATAGTTTATTTCTTCAATAACTTCTTTATTTAATCGCCCATTGTTTATTAATAATTTTTTAATATCTAAATTAAATTGAGACCCTAATAATTTAATTAATAAAGTTGTTTTTATTTTATAAACAAGATAATTTTTATTTTCTGGAATAACAATAACACTTGGGAATGTTTTTTGTGTGTAAAACCAAACGGCTTCTGGATATTTTGCAATTCTTAACATTAAATTTTTCCTTGTTTTTATCTAAATATTTAAAACAAATTAGGTATTTAAGATGAGTTATATTTTTACAACATTTGATGGCACTACTAGAAATTTTACAGTTAATGATTTTGTCATAGATAATTCATTAGCGCCAATTGTTTTATTAGGACGTGGGGCAACTGATTATGGTTTACCTGTTGCTAAAACATTAATTAATTTATGTGAAAATTTTGCAAGCCCTAATCCTACAGCAATTAATGCTTTAAAACCGTTACGTGGTCAAACTTGGTTTAATACTCAAGAATTAAAATTAAAAGTAAACGTTTCAGCTAATCCAAGTGTACCAGATTGGAGAAATATTGGTTCAAATACAACGGTAGCTAATACTGCACCATCCGGCCCAAGTGTGGGTGATTTATGGTTTAATAATTTAACTGGACAATTATTAGTTTGGGATGGAAGTAATTGGCGTTTACCAAGCCAATTTACTAATAATTCTACAACACTTATAGATGCTGTTTACATGGGTGTTAATTTGCTTTTTGTTATTATTAATGGTGTTATTGTTGCAGTTTGGGCCGATGGTTTAATTGCTAGTGTACCAGCTACAATTATTTTACGAGGCGTTACTTATCAATGGGGTGCAAGATTTTCAAATGGTATTGATAAAGGATTAAATTCTTGTAATGAAAGCTTAGGTTTTAAATTTCGTGGAACAAGTACAAGTTCTGATTATGCTGATTTAGCTGAACGTTATTTTAGTGGTCACGCAATTCCTCCTGGTACGGTTGTTGAGATTGGTGGCGAAAATGAAATTCAACCAACAACACACTCGATGAGTGAAAATGTTTTTGGCGTTATAAGTGCTAATCCTGGTTTTAGAATGAATGACAAAATTGAATATAATAATTCTTCTCACCCATTTGTTGCTTTAACTGGACGTGTTCCTGTATTAACTACAGGAATTGTTAAAAAAGGTCAACGTTTAGTTAGTTCTCATATCCCCGGTGTTGCAAAAGCATTTTCTGGCAATCTTAAAGATTTAAGTGTTTATTGTGTTATTGGTCGTGCATTAGAAGATAAATTAACAAAAGAAATTGGTTTAATTGAAGTTGCATTAGGAGCAAAATAATGGTTTATCAAATTGGCTCTAAAATTACAACTGCCGAATATAATGGCTTTACCGATATTGTAAAATCTGTTTATGGTGAAGGTAATGGTACTTTTGGTTATGGTCAAAATATTATAACATTAACAAATGCTAACGTAGGACAAAAAATTACAAGTGCTCAATGGAGTTCAATGCGTGAAGCTTGTTTAGTTTGTGCAAATCACCAAGGAACCAGTTCAACAACTATGCCACCAGCAAATTTATTAGCGGTTGGTAAAATTATTGAAGCATATGAAAGTTCTGCCCCAACTTCAGATCAGTATGATTTAGATACAGTTGTTTTTGCCATAGCTGCAAACCCGGCAAGATTTCAAACTAATAATGGATTATCAATGACATTATTGGTTAATGAATACTCAGATACTAGAACTTTGGGATGGGGTAGTTTAACAACTCCAACTATAACTTGTTCGTTTGATGTTAATTTTCGTGATGAAGATCATGCTCGTTGGTTTTTTAATAGTGGTGGTGAAATACGAGTAGCGCTTTATCATCCAAATGGCGTTGGTAATGATAAACAATGGCATGGTGCTTTGGGCGGTGTTGGTGTTTTAAGATTTTCACATAATCAATCTATTACTAATGGATTACCAATTCAAACAAAAAATATTGGTTATTATCAATTAACAGCTTCGCAACAAATTGTTTTTAATGCAACTGATTTAAGTAATTATACTTATGTTTTCCCAGGTGGACCACAAACAGGCGGTTCAAATGATAAATTAAAAATTGAAGCACAACGTTTAGGTTATTTGGGAGTAAGAGGCGGCAATGGATCATCAATTAGATTTACTGTTACAATGACTGAAAATTCACCTACCGTTTCTCCTTCAATTTCTCCTGGTACTAAAGTATCAGTTGATATTTTACATGCAACTGGTCCTGTTGATGTTGATCCACCTGAATCAATTGTTAATGTTAATAGTTTAGATATTTAATAATCTAAATAAAATAAAGAAAGGAATTTAATATGGATGAACGTTTAAGTCGTGCGTTAGAACATGGTCGGTTGAAATCAACAATTCAAACACAAACACAAATTGCACGAGAAAATTATGAAAGTAATCTTTTATTCAATTATGAAAAAGGCTTGTTTCGTGCAACACAAGAAAATTTAAGTTATTGGAGTTGTTTGTTATCACGTTATAATGATTCAATTGTTTTAGATGATAGAAAAAAACCTATTGAAATTTTAGATTTAAAAACATTTTTAGATACTGCATTTGATATTCATCATCAAGCTAATAATGAATATTACTCCGAATTATTGCGAATTAAAAATTCAAGAAATGTAAAGCAGGCAGCTAATGTCTAATGGTATTTGTATTTTTGCAAATAATAATGGATTAATTGATTATACCCAACAAGCAATGGTTTGTTCTGCCATGCTTAAATCTAATTTAAAAGAAAATAATGTTGCTTTAATCACAGACCAAGGAAGTTGGGATTATATTAAAAATCGTTATGATAATAATTTAATTTCTTATTTATTTCAAGAAATTGTTTTTCTTGATTATGCTGATTTAAAAGATCAATTGCGTGTTTTTAGAGATGGCCCTTATTCAAATGTTACAGGTAATTGGCGTAATAATCCAAGATCAAAGGTTTATCAATTAACTCCTTGGAAAAAAACATTATTAATTGACAGTGATTATCTTATTCAAAGTTCTTGGTTGGATTACATATGGTCAAGTAAAGATTTTTTAATTAATACAAATGCAATGAATTTATTGGATAATAAAGAAGGATTGGATGTTTATATTGATGGATTTTCAATACCTGTAAATTGGGCGACTGTTTGTTATTTTAATAAATGTTCTGAACACAATGATTTTTTTCAATTAGTTGAACATATAATTGATAATCTTGAATATTATCAACACTCATATAATTACTCAGGAAATTTATTTAGAAATGATTTTATTTTTGGAATAGCTAATTTTATAATGGGCGGAAATAAATTAGAAAGTTTTGCTAAATCATTTCCAAATCCTGTTTTAAGAACTTCAGTTGATCGAGATGATTTATTAGAACCAAAAGAAAAAAATAGTTTAACATTTTTAGCAAATAAATCAGCCGAAGAACATTGGATTTGGAATGCAATTTTAGTTAAAAATCAAAATGTACATGTAATGAACAAACATGCAATTGGACGACATGCTGAAACTTTATTAAAATTACATTTACCAGAAAGTTTGGTGCAATATGTCTAGTATTGGTTATTTTACGTTTGCTCAAAATTCAAAAATTGATTATGTAAAATTGGCTTATGTTTGTGCTTTATCTTTGAAAATTTCACAACCCAATATAAACAAAATGAGTGTTGCAGTAACACCCAAAACCAAAATTACTGAAAAACAAAAATTAATTTTTGATCAAATAATTGAAATTCCTTGGCATGATGACGCAAAAGATGCGGATTGGAAATTACAAAATGAATGGAAAGCATTACATATAAGCCCTTATGATTTAACTTTGAAAATTGATTCCGATATGTTTTTTAATTCAAATATTGAACATTGGTTTAAAGAATTACAATTTTATGATTTTACTATTTGCAATAAAGTTTATAACTTTCGTGAAGAAAATGTTAGTGATAATTATGCTTATCGTGAAGATTTTAAATCATGTGAATTACCAAATGTTTATTCTGGATTAACATGGTTTAAAAAAAATACCGAAAAATCAATGGAAATTTTTCGTGATATTGAAAACATTTTTCATAATTTTGCGGAATGGAAAAATGAATTTTTAAAAGAAGAAAAAACAGGATTTGCTACAACTGATGTTGCTTTTGCTTTAGCCAGTAAATTAAATGATTATAATGAAAATAATGTTTTAAAATTTATTCATATGAAAACACAATTGCAGAATTTTTCTGGTGAATATATTGGTGAAAATTGGACTAATAGTATTAGTTCTTATATTACAAAAACTGGTCAATTAAGATTGGGTAAATTTGAACCTCGCATTCCTGTTCATTATGTTATTAAAAATTTAATTTCAGATGAACAAATTAAACATTTGGAGAAAATAGTAGGTGTTTAAAATATACTATGAAAACCAAAATATAAAAGCAATTACAAGAAAAAAACTCGATTATGAGTTTATTATTGATGATCAATTAAGTAATGATTTTATTTCTGGTTTAGAAAAACCATGTGAATATCAAATATTTGACATTGATAATAAAAAAATAATTTATAAAATAGATAAATTAAACATACTAAAAGTTCAAAATAGATTATTTTCTCCAAACACTACAATAACCAGTAATAGTATTAAAATTACTCTTTATGAATATACTAATACGGTATCAATTGAATTAACAGATAAACACAAAGATTATATTCTTTCTTCAATTGAAAATAAGTTCAAATTAATATTTCAAACTGATGATTACCAATTAGTTTTTAAAACAGAATTTTCAATTGAAGAATTATTAGAAAAGAAAAAAATATTTTTTAATGATATTAATTTAGTTCTTATTGATAAAATTTTATGTTCTGCCTGTTCTTTAAATGTTTTTATTCATAAAACTAAAAAAAGTAAATTAATTGAAGTTAATGCTTTAATTGATGCAGAAAGTGAATATCCAATTAATAAAGATGCAGATGTTGAAATACAAATTTATAAAAAACAAAATTTTGATTACGCAATTAGTGTTATTTTAAAAAACCCAACAACTCCAAATTTTGATATTGATTATTGGATTTTTGGGTTAGTTGATCGTTTTAATAAAAATAAAGTTTATCAATGGATAAAAATTCCAGTTAATGAATTATTAGAAAAAAAACAATATCATACTGGATTTACATTGAAAAAAAGATTAAAACCAAGTATAATTATTGGTAGAAATATATTTGAAAATACAGGCGTACAATGGAAATAAAATTAAACGAATTAGATACTATATTCATTTCTTATGACGAACCAAATGCAGAAGAGAATTTTTCTAAATTATCAGAACAAATTCATTGGGTTAAAAGAAGTCATGGCGTAAAAGGATTTGATTTGGCGCATCAAACCGCAGGAAATTTATCAGAAACCGAATTTACAATTACAGTTGATGGCGATACTCAAGTTATAGATAGCTTTTTTAATAAAACAATTGATTTTCCAGAAAATATAAATGCAATTTCTTTTAATTCAGTAAATCAAATTAATGGATTGGTTTATGGAAATGGTGGAGTAAAAATTTGGCGAAATGAATTTTTAAAAAATATGAATTTTCATGAATTAAGCAAAAATGATGGTATAGATTTTTGTTGGGATCAATTATATCTTCAATTAGATGAAACTGTTGGTTGGACTTTTCCAAATGGTTCTGCACTTCAAGCATGGAGAGTTGGTTTTCGTGAAGGAACAAAATTAAGTTTAAATCAAGGTAAACCAATTTCATTTGATGAAATTAAAAAACAAACAAGAAATTATCAAATGTTAATGGCTTGGTTATCTTTAGGTCAAGATGTAAAATATGGAAATTATGCCATGTTGGGAGCGCATCAAGGATTATTAATGAGTTTAACCGAACCAACTAAAATTTCTTTAGTTAAAGATTATGATTATTTAAAAAATATGTTTAATAAAATTAATGATGTTGAAAAAGAACTGGTTGATAATAATGAAAAATTAATAAAATTAATAAAAGAAAATATTCCATTACACAGTATTGAAACTTCAAAATGGATTAAAAATTATGCAGGAATTTATATTAGATGAAATATCTAGGAAGTAAAAATAAAATATCAAAATATTTATTACCTATTTTATTACAAAATAGAAATAATAAAACATGGATAGAGCCTTTTGTTGGTGGCGCTAATCTAATTGATAAAATTGATGGTAATAGAATTGGTAATGATAATAATCATTATCTTATTTCTCTTTTTATAGCTTTACAAAATGGATATATTCCACCTGATACTATTTCTAAAGATTTATATATTGATATAAAAAATAATAAAGAAAATTATCCCAAAGAATTAGTAGGTTTTGTTGGTTTTTGTTGTAGTTTTGGTGCTAAGTTTTTTAATGGATATGCAACTGATAAAACTAATAGAAACTATGCATTAGAAGGAAAAACTAATTTATTAAAACAAATAAAAAATTTACAAAATGTTAAATTTTTTTGTGGTAATTATTATGATTTAGATATTCCAGAAAATAGCTTAATTTATTGTGATCCCCCTTATGAAGGTACAACAAAATATAACACCAAATTTAACCATAATGAATTTTGGAATTGGTGTAGAAATAAATCTTTAGAAGGTCATTTAGTTTATATTTCAGAATATAATTCACCAAAAGATTTTGAATGTATATTTGAACATGAAACATTTACTAATTTTAGTTTACAAAAAAATATTAATACAAAAAGAATAGAAAAATTATTTGTTTATAAAGGTTAAATTATGATTTCAAAAACATTTTGCGTTTACCCTTGGATACATTTAACAGCCAATACATCTGGTTTCCCAAGTTATTGTTGTGTGGCAAAAAAAGGCGGTAGATTAAAACATGAAGGTAATAGTTTAGATTTAAGCAAAGATGAAATTGATTTAGCTTGGAATAGTTCCGATTTAATTGATATCCGCAATTCTATGATAAAAGGCGAAAAAATATCTGGTTGTGATATTTGTTATCGTCAAGAAGAAATAGGAAAATATTCTTATCGTGAACGACACAATAATGAATGGATCGATAAATTAGGAGTTGAAGAAATTGAACGCCGGGTTAATGATAGTATTGAAAATGATGGCTTTGTTTTTGATACTCCTGTGTATTTGGATTTAAGATTAGGTAATACTTGTAATTTAAAATGTCGCATGTGTAATCCACATAATAGTTCTGCAATTGCTTCAGAATGGTTACAATTAGATCAACAACTTGATTATACAAATTGGCAAAAACAATTTAATCAAACCAATACTAAAAATTATCGTTGGTATGAAAGTGATGTATTTTGGAACTCTTTGAAAAATATATCAACTGATATAAAGAAAATTTATATGACTGGCGGTGAACCAACTTTAATTAAACAAAATACCAAATATTTGCAAGAATTAATTGATAATGGCAAAAGTAAAAATATTGAATTATTTTTTAATATAAATGGAACTAATTTACCAGATGAATTTTTATCTTTATTAGAACATTTTCAATTTACTAATATTAATTTAAGTATTGATGGTTATGATAAATTGAATTATTATATTCGCTATCCAAGTGATTTTTCAATAATTGAAAAAAATGTATTAAAATTAAAAAACTTAAACTTATCAAATTTAGGAATTGGATTTAGTCCAGTCGTTCAAATTTATAATATTTTAGACATATTTCCATTAATTGAATGGATTGATAGTTTACAAATATCAGATGTATTAGTTGATTTTTTATTATGTGATAATCCAAGCTATTTGTGTATTGATCATTTACCTAAAGAAATTTGCGATTTAGCTATTGATAAATTACAAAAAATAAAATCTTTAAAAATTTATAATAACAATAATTTAAGATCAGAATTTTTGCGTAATTCTGTTGAAAGTTTAATTGTAAAATTACAAAATTGTGTGGAAGATGAAAAACAATTAAAATTTTTTGCTGAATATACTAAAATTTTAGACCAACAACGCAATTGTAATTTTGAAGAATATTGTTCTGAATTATATCAAAAATTACAAAAATATTTTTAGTTGACAAAAATATAATTTATGATAATCTTTTATATGAATATAAAGGAGATTAACATGCAAAATAAATTGCAATTTACTAAACAAGAATTTAATCAATTTATTAATCGACCTGATCAATTTGATGATTTTTTTGAAATCGTTTTTGACGATATTCCTTATAATCTTCCTGATTATGTACGCGTAAAAGGTGAAACTCATCGTGACTATGTTGAAGATGATGGCCGTGAATATCGAGTTCTTATTTTTAAAGACAAAGAAAATAATGAATATGAATTAAATTATACTTGGAACCCTGATTGGGATAATGATTATTTTAATATTCCTGATTTTGTTGAAATTGTTGAAACGTCTATTATGTTTCCACATAAACCTGTTGTAAAAGTTGAACCTGAATTAACTCATGAACAAAAACTTGATAAGGAACTTTGGAGTCGTTATATTGATATTGAAAATAGTTGTCGTATTGTTATTCCAAAAGAAAAATTAAAAATTCCAAAATCAATTATAGATGATATTAAATTATTTTTGAAAACGGAAAAATTTAATATGTATCAATTACGAGGAAAAATTATTCCTGTTTGTATTGAATATAAATTAGAACAAACATCATTTTGGAATTGGCTACAATCTAAAAAATAATAGGGGAAAGAAAAATATTTTTCTTTCCCCTATTGACATATAGATATTATATGATATTTTCATAGTATGAAAAACTTAACATTAAAAAACACATATATAACATCAGATCATCATTTTTCTCATAAAAATATTCTGAAATACACTAATAGAGAATTTTCTTTGGTAGAAGAAATGAATGAACATATGATCAACGAATGGAATTCAGTAGTAACAGACAATGATACTGTTTTCTATTTGGGGGATTTTTGTTTTGAACGAAACCCAACAAAAATTAATGAAATTCTTTATCGTTTAAAAGGTGACATTGTTTTTATTAAAGGCAATCATGATAGTGAAGAATTATGCAGAAATAAAAGATTTTCTTATGTTGCTGATTACTATGAATTGGCTGTAGAAGGTTATCGTTTTGTTATGATGCATTATCCATTATTAGAATGGAATGGTGGTCACAAAGGAAATATTATGCTTCACGGGCATTGTCATGGTAATTTAGGAAAAATTACTAATAGAAGAGTCGATGTTGGTGTTGATAGTTTGGGTTATAAACCAAAAAACTTATCTCAAATCATTCAATATATTAAAGATAAAAACGTTTGGGAGATTTTACCAAAACATCATGATTAATAATTATAACAATGGATTTAAAAATGTTTGTTTTTTATGTTGATGGTAAAAAATTTACAACCGATAACTACAATAAAATTCTTTGGGATGATTTCTCTTCACCAGATGAAAATACCCCTGCTTTTGAAAATATATTAAAGGGCCTAAAAGTTTGGTGTTTAAAAGGATTTATTCATCACCGATTAACTGGTCCATCAGAAATATTAGGTGATGGTACTTACTGGTTTTGGTTAGATAATAAATTTTATGGTAAAAATTGTCACGATTGGCTAAAAGAACACCCAAATCAAACAAATGCCTTTCAAATTGAAATGCTTTTAAAATATACATAAATATTTTATGCTAGAACCTTTATATTGCTCATATCCAATTTTAACCGATTTTCATATTTTTGCTGATTTAGCTAATAAAATTAAAGAACAAATTGAAATAGATATTCAAAATGAATTTCATATAACTTTAATTTATAGCCAAAATCCGGTTGATAAAAATCAAATTTACAATTTCTTAATGAATAAATTTATAAGTTGGGGAAATCCAATTGTAACTTTAAACAAATTAGAATTGTTTGGTGATTATTTGGTAATTTTAGTTGATAGTAAAAGATTACATGATGAATTTGATGAATTAAAAAACAAATTCGATTGTAGTTGGGATTTTGATAGTTATCAACCTCATATTTCTTTAGGTAAAATTAATCCTGAAGATTATTCTAAAATAAAATTAATTTTACCTGATGTAAAAATACAAACTGATTTATTTAAACTAGACGAATTAATAGGAGATTAATATGTACTTTAAACAATTTCTAACAATAGAAGAATTAGAATATAATGGTAGATTATATTCTAAAATTACTATGTCAAAAGAAAATTATAAGAATTTACTTAATGATATAAAAAAATATAATAATGAATTATATAACATAATTTCAACATATAATTTACCAATAAAATTAAAAATTTATGCTAATCCTAATAAAATTAATGAAAATATAGAAAATTTAAAACATGAATTTGAATTAAATTCACATGATGATAAACAAATGTTAATGCTTTATGATATTGAAAATATATTCATAATAGTTGATAATTATATAATATTTGATAGTTATCAATCATTTTACAAAAATTATTCAGTTAATAAACCACTTAAATATGGTTCTAATTTTCATTATTATCCTGATTTTGTAGCAGTAACATGGCAACATCATGGTGGCGCAACCACTCTATATGCTAATAATTGGATACAACGCGGCTGTAATAAATATACTTTTTATGGTTATAATGAACATAGTAATAAAAAAAATTCGTTCTCAACATTTTTAGATCAACAATATATTTGTGAAAAAAAGCACATAATTGAAACTAATATTAAAAATATAGATTCTATAATACAAAAAGATGATTAATGTTTTTTAAAAAATATTTAAATATTGAACCTTATAAACAATTCAATCAAGATTATTATAACATTTCTATTTCTCAACAAAATAGAAATGATTTTTACAATGATGTTAAAAATTACGAAAATTTTGATTTAATATTTAATAATGATAATTTTCATTTACAAATAGAAATTAATAACGGCAAATATACTATTAATGGATGGGTAGATAATAGATTATTTTTAAATAATCCTCATTATAATGAAAATACATCGGCTACAGTTAAAAATATAGAACAAGTTTCATTAAAAATATATTGTGATTCTACAATCAATATAGAAAATTTTTCAGATTTAAAAATTAATCAACCAACAATAATTAATGATATTAGTTTTGAAAATAATGATTGGGTTATGTTTAAAGGCAAAAGATTTAATCTTTATTCTGATCTTTGGTATGAACTTGATAATAAAACTTATTTTTGTTGTTTTGTAGAAGGTCAAAAACGTTATGATAGTTTAGGATATAATGCAGAAACGTTAGCCATTTCTAATTATAAATTTTCTAAATTAACGGAAACTGATAAAATAATTTACTTGTTACAAAATTAAGGAATGAGATATGTATTTTAAACAATTTATTACTGTAGAACCATTTCAACATTTAAATAAAACTTTTTATAAAGTTTATATTAGTGATAAAAATATTAAAGATTTTTATGATGATTTAGATAATTATCCTGAAATAAAAGAATTTTTTATTAAAACAAATATTAGTTTATTTTTTAATGTTGGTCAGCTTTTATATATTAATCCTCATCATAGTGAATATAATATTGTTGTAGTCAATACAATGATAATGATCGATAATATACAACTTTTAATTGATGTTCGATGTGAAATTTCCGATTATTCTGAAATTCAAAAAACACCAATATATTTAGAAAATACATTATTACATGTAAAACAATTTAATCCAAATACATTTGAAACTAGACAATTTTATTCATATGATTGGATTTCTGTTAAAAATAAAACTATTTATTTTAGTACCGATAATAACATTTATATTGATGATAGTACACATTTTATAACTAAACCTTTAAATGGTACGGAAGAAATATTATACTTATTACAAAATTAAATACAGTATGCAAAATAATTCAAAAACTTTCTGCATCCTTCCTTGGATACACGCAGCAACCCTTACTGATGGTACAACACAACTTTGTTGTTTAAGTGAACCTTCACCACATAATCTTAATACAACTTCCTTAGATGATTATTGGAATTCTGATTATTTAAAAAATGTCAGATTGAAAAAATTAAAAGGCGAAAAAGTTCAAGAATGTAATAGATGTTATCGAGAAGAAGAATTTGGATACCGCAGTCATAGAGTTGTAGAAAACAAATTGTGGGAAGAACGTTTAAAAGAAAATTTTCAAGAAAGAATTGATTCGACAAATTCAGATGGTGGTATTCCTGATTGTCCAATAACAATAGATTTAAGACTTTCAAATACCTGTAATTTACAATGCATTATGTGTCAACCAAGAGAATCTTCAAGATGGTTAAAATTAGCTGAACATTTAGCTGAAACTTTAGATGATGAAGAATTAAAAGCAGAATGGAAATACAAAAGAAATATCCAAGTTGATTTATTCGATTGGTATAAAAAAGAAGAATTTTGGGAAACAATGCGATTTATGATTCCTGATATTCAAGAAATTATTTTAGGTGGTGGTGAACCATTATTAATCGATCACCATGTTTCTTTCTTGGAAGAATGTGTTAGAGAAGACGCAGCAAAAAATATTTATATTCGTTATCATACAAATGCAACTGTATTCAATAAAAAATTAACTAATATTTGGAAAGAATTTAAAACCGTTGAACTTTGTGTTAGTTTAGATGGTATTGAAGAATTAGCGGAATATGTAAGATTTCCTAGTAAATGGAATCAAATAGAAAATAATATAAAACAATTCGATCAATTACCAGATAATGTTATTTTAAAATTTAACTACTCTGTTCATGCGTTAAATATTCATGGAATTATTGATTTTATTGATTGGGTTGAAAACCAAAACTTCAATAAAAGAAATCAAATTTCAAATAAATTTCAAATTTTTGCTCACCCAAGTTGCGTTAATCATCCAGAATATTTGCATGTTAGCAACTTACCAGAAACTTTAAAAAAAGAAATTACTGAAAAATTTCAAAATAAAATAAAAAATTATCCAGATAATTATTTTGAAAAATATGATTCTATTTTTAGTATAATGAATTCACAACCAGCAAAGCATTTTGAAAAATTAAAAAAATACATTAATGCATTAGATCAACTGAGAAATACCAAAATTGAAAATGTATTCAAAGAATTAAAGGATTATCTATGACTTTATTTGTAGATGTAAATGGCGATTATGAAGATATTCATGGAGATAAAATTCATAGTCAACAATTAAATAAATTAAAAAATTGGTATTGTACTGCTGGATTACGTCATCTTTATATTGATTTTGATGGTAATGTTTGGCGCGGCACTTGTGAACAAGATGGTGCATTAGGAAACGTATTTCGACCTGGAATGATCTTCGATGATCAAAAAGAAAAATGGGGAACTTGGGCTGTTTGTAAAAAAGAAATTTGTGCATGTGGCGCTGATTTTAATTGTCCAAAAGTTAAATCAATAGCATTTTTACCTGAAATTCAAGTTACAAGTTATTGGGATGATTTATCTATAAATTTCCCAGAATTAAAAAATAATCATAAAACAAAAAACCCACAATTGATTATGGACAGTTTTGCAAAAGAAGCAAAAACAATTGCTTGGGATTTAGGCAGAAGATGTAATTACAATTGTAGTTATTGCCCAAGTTCAGTACATAATAATTTTGAAACTCATAAATCATTAGATAGTTTATTATTGGCTGAAAAAAATATCAATGACCATTGGCGTTATGATGAACGAATAAAATGGACATTTACTGGTGGTGAACCAACAACAAATAAAGATTTAATACCATTTTTACAATTTTTATATAATAAAGGCGATGCTTTACACGTTCAAACAAATGGATCAAGAACCGTTGATTATTATAAAAAACTATTTGAAATTTCTTCAATAGGAATTTCTGTTCATATGGAATTTGCTGATTCAAATCATATTTTAAAATTAACCGAAGAATTATCTAAAATAGAAAATAATGAAGTTTTAGAAATAAGAATTATGCTTAAACAAGGGATGTTAAAAGATGTAAAAAAACTTTATGATAATTTAAAAATCTATAAAAATCACAGAATAAATGTAAATGTTGATTTACTTCATAATATGGAAGATAAAACGATAACACCGTATGAGGAAAAGGAACTAGAATGGTTAAAAAATCTCAGTTAAAAAAACAAACAGAAAATATTTTAAAACAACATCCAGAATTTTTAAATAATCCTATAGTAAAAGAAATAGGAAAATACTTAAATGAAAATAAATTTCTACCTAACAAATAATTTTTTATCTACACAAAAATTATTCAATACAGATTTAATGGATTATTTTTCTAATTGGGAATTAAATGAAAATAATCAAGATGATTTTAGAAAAATTTATAATTTTGAAAATAATTGTTTAAAATTAATCACAGAAATAAACAAAGAAAAATTCCCTAAAACGATTAATAAAGAAAAATATCATCGTAAAATTACAAATTGGAAAACGTGGGCACTTGAAAATAGTGGTCAACAAAATCAACATTCACTTATTGTTCCTATCGATTTCGATCATGATTTATTAAAATTACATAATACAATAATTGTTAAATCAACACCAATAAAAGAATTTATTGAATTTGTTCTTTATAAGAATTTTAATTTTAATTTTAAACAACTTACAATCGATTATCAAGATTTTATTGAATTTAATAATAAAAAACAAAACAATTATCCAATTCAAACAATTAATGCAGAAGATTATTCACAATTTATCAATAATTATTCTGAAGTAGAAAGTTGGTTTGAAAATGTATGATGTTTTTTATCTTTCTTATAAAGATCATAATGAAACAAATTTAAATCAATTAAAACAATTTGTTCCAATTGTTAAAAAAATTGAAAACATAAAAGGTATTTGGCAAGCACATAACTACTGTGCCAATCAAGCAAGAACAAAATTTTTCTTTGTTGTTGATGCTGATTGTTATGTAAGAGAAAATATATTTGATACAAAAGGTGATGAAAATTATGTTCAAATTTTTCGTAGCTTTAATCCTGTAAATGGATTAACATATGGTTGGGGCGGAATTAAATTATTCCCAACTAATTTAGTTAAAGAAACAAAAATACCAGAAAAATATTTGGATATGACTACAAGTTGGAATACAAAACCATTGGATATTATTGCCAGTGAAAATCGATTTAATGTTGATGCCTTTTCTACTTGGAGAAGTGCTTATCGTGAAACTACTAAAATAAAATACTGGATTAATTGTTTATTAAATGAAAGCTGGAAAGAATTACAGTTTTTTTCTTGGATAAAAACAAAAGAACAATTTGATAAATTTTTATTTCAACAACAAGAACGATTAAATGTTTGGAGTGGTTTTGTTTATTCATTTCAAGATTATTCTGAATATTGCTTACAAGGCGCACAACAAGCGCTTAAAGATTATAATTTAGAAAATATTCATATGATTAATGATAGAGATTATTTGGAAAGAAAATTTAATGAGATATATTTATTACGTTGATGGTGAGAAATTTATAACGGATAGTTATGACGCAATCCTTGTTTCTGAAATTTCCTCTCCTGATGAAAATACACCTGCTTATGAAGTTTTAGAAACAGGTCAAAAACTTTGGTGTGAAAAAGGATGGCGCTGGCATCGATTAACAGGACCAGCAAGAATTTGTTTTAACGGAAGAGATGAATTTTGGTTAAATGATAAACTATATGAAAATATTCATGCTTGGTTAAAAGATCATCCAAATCCCGATCTTTATTTTGATGCAATTGGTTTGAATGAAACGGAAAGAGTTTTATGGTTTTTACAAAATTAGTTTTAAAGCGATTTAAAACACCTTGGCTTAATTACCTACCCAAATACCTAAATCAAGTTAAAACCTTTGTAACCTATCTTAAAACGCGATTAAACACCTATTTGAAAGAAAGAAGATGACTAAAATTTATTATATTGATGGCGAAAAATATATAATAGATTCAATTGATATACAAATTATTCAATATGATATTTCATCGCCTAATGATGAAACCCCTGCTTTTGAAAATTTATTGAGTGGATATAAACTTTGGTGTTTAAAAGGATATATCCCGTCATCGTTTAAACGGGCCTGCTGTTATTTGGGAAAATAATACACAATTCTATTATTTAAATGGCATACGATATAAAAATGTGAATGATTGGCTGAAAGATCACCCAAATCAAACAAATACCTTTCAGGTGGAAATGTTGTTAAAATACACATAATTTGATATTTCCAATAAATTTTCTATTCATGGAGAGCCGTAGTTTGCCTAGTTATTTTAAATGAGTTCCTACAACTGCAACTTAACAAAAATTAAATTTAAAAAAGTGCTTGACAAGAACCGGAAAATTTTCTATTATCAATTCATCAAGACGGAAACGTCGCAACTGAACAAGGAGAATGAATTATGGAACTTCGTTTTAATGCAACCGCTGTTGAACTGCTGAACCTTACTGCTGCTCGTGCACTTCGTTTCGATGCCCTTGAGCGCAAGCGCCAAAATGCAATTAACCTTAAAGTTCGCCCGCTGCAATCGCAAGTTAAGACCGATTTTCAATCTGTTATTAAGCGCCGCGAAGTGAGCGAAAGCTTTACTGAAACAACAGTAAATGTTTCACGCGAAATTTTGAACGCCCTTGGCGTTACATCGGTTCAAAAGGGTAAATTTGTTCTGAAGTTCTTCGGTGCAGGTTTTTATGAATTGCTGCCCGTTGCAGTGAGCGAAATTAAAGTTGGCGACGCGGTTGTAACCATTCGTTAAGAAAAAAGGGGGAGAATTGATTCTCCCCCTTTTTAATTCTGTAAGTACCAAATAATTTTATCGGTTTCAGTAAAAACTCCAATATTATGAAAATAAAGATCAGGATTTGGGTGTTCTTTAAGCCATTCTTGAATATTTTCATATAGTTTATCATTTAACCAAAAGGTTTCTCTTCCATTAGGATAAATTCTTGCTGGACCAGTTAATCGATGCCAAAAATCGCCTTTTAAACACCAAACTTTTTCACCTGTTGTTAAATTTTCATAAGCTGGTGTTTTATCATCAGGAGAGGAAATTTCATAAATGGGAATTTCATTAACATTTTTTGTTATGTGTTTTTTACCATCAAAGTAATAAATATAACTCATTGAATATCCAATTCAAATTGGACTTTTTTCATAAATTTATCAACTAAAATTTCGGCTGTGATTTTCCAGCCTGCATTTTCATAATCATTTTTTACAGTTTCTAAAACTGAAATTAACAACTCAGAAAATTTAGGATCAGTTTGAATAAATCCCAAATCACTAATAGTAAAAACTAATTTGTCATTATTTCCTGAAGAATAATGAATTGAAATTTTTCGATTAATTCGTTCTTTAAAAAGTTTTACCCAAATTTCTTTATTAAATTCAAATTGTTGTGAAATATTATTTTCACGAATATTTTTATAATTTAATGCTTCTTGTGCAGTAATAACAATCATCTTAACTCTCCTGTTTAAAATTAAAGTATAATAAGAAAAAAATTTATTGTCAATGAAAAAATTTTTTAAATTTTCTCTAAATATTCTTATAATGGTTTATTTAAGAGGTAATTAAATGGCTACATTAATGAATTATGGTGTTGCTGCTGACCGTGGCGGTATTTTAATGCCAAAACCAAAGTGGCGATTTCGTGTTAGAGTTGTTAATTTTGGAGCAATTGCTGGTGGTTTAGAATTAACACAAAATGTTATGACTTGTACAAAACCAAAAGAAAATCAAGCAGAGCAAGAAGTTCACAGCTATAATAGCATTGCATATTATGGTGGTAAAAATAAATTTGATTCTATTACAATGGTTTTGCGTGATGATGTTACAAACGTTGTTCAACGAATTGTTGGTCATCAACGTCAAAAACAAAAAAATCATTTTACACAAACTACTCCTTTATCCGCACAAAATTATAAGTTTCAAACTTATATTGAATCATTGGATGGTGGCGATGGTGTTTTAGAACAATGGTTTCTTGAAGGTTGTTTTTTAACGAATAGTGATTATGGTGATTGGGATTATTCTGCTGATGATCCTTCAACCATTAGTTTGACCGTTCGTTATGACAATGCTACATTAAGTGGTGGATTGATGCCAGTATTACCACAATTAATTCCTGGTAATATGATTGGTTAATTAAATGGCGCGTTATGATGAATTTGGTAATCCAATAATTTCAAGTAGCGCGCCACAAGCGCATCAAGTTTTTGGTTATAATACTCAAACTTTAACTGGTAATCAAGGAATACAACTTGGAAGTCCTCATTTAAAATTCTTATTTTATGTAAGATTTGTTCGTGGGGATTTTCAAGGTGATTCTCGTTGGGCTAGAGGATTAACATTAGCTGTAAGAACAGTTGATCGTCCGACTGAAAGTATCGAAACAAAAGAATTAAATCAATATAATAAAAAAAGACTTATAACAACTGGTGTAAAATATGGACCAGTTAATATGAGTTTTTATGATACATCTGATGGGGCGGCACAATCAATGTGGAGTGAATACTCTAATTGGTATATTGGCGATATGCGCCAAAATCGTGCCGGATGGAATTATGATGTAACTATGCCACAATTTTCAAATAATGGCGGGGGATTTGGTTATCAACCAAGACCAGGAAATGATCCTACAAACAATTCAAGTCAAAATTTTTTTACAGTAATTGAAATTTTTCAATTATTTGGTGGAAAATATATTCGAACTGATTTAATAAATCCAAAAATAACAACATGGCAACCAGACGATTTAGATGTTACCAATATGGGTGATCCTGCAACTATTCGTTGTACAGTTGATTATGAAGCGACTTATAAAAGTAATAATGGAATTCCAGTTCCATTAACTTCTGATTTAGCTGCATTGTTTAATTATCCAATTTTTGATGGCAGTAGCGAAGAATCAATTGATCCCTTTGGTGTTGTGCCAGGAGAAGGATTTGGATACGGGCCTTATCAACCTGGAATGGCACCTGGAAATCGTTTACCTTCAACCGAAGAAACAATATTTGGTACAAGATTATCAAATCAAAGTTCGATTGGTTCAAATATTTTTAATAGAAGTAATGGTGGTGGTTCTTTAAGTAATTTTGGTGGATTTGATTTTGGTAGTGGTATTATTGGTGGGGCAACTAAAATATTATCTAATTCTCAAGTACAAAATTCTATTTTAGGTGGGGTTTATTCTGCTGCTTTAAGTGGAACAACAAGAGGATTGCCTGGAAGTATTGCGGGCGCAATATTAGGACCACAAATTGGTGCGGCGGTATCAGGTGTTGGAAGAACTGGAAACGTTGCTAATGATTTAGCTGGTGCAGTTTTAGGTTCACAACGCGGATTAACTGGTGCAATATCAGGACAACTATTTGATGTTGCAACTGGTGCAACTGGTGTTAAATCGAATGGATCAACAAATAAAAATGCAACATCAACAATTGCTAGTATGCTTGTTGGGGCTGCATTAACACAAAATAATTCTCCAACAAATAATATTAATAGAAATAATTCAGGAATCACTTTAAATTCAAACGGATATGGTTTAATGAATAATAATCGACCACAAACAAGCCAAATAGGAAATCGTTTAGGACAAAATATTACTTGGGATAATGGATTTAATGATAATCCTAGATAGAAAGGGGAGAATTAATTCTCCCCTTTTTCATGATTACAATTTACGAACATCTACATAAAATGCGTTGATTTGCGGTGAAAAAATAACATCAGTGACAATATAAATTTTACTAATATTGCTATATCGATCTAATACAATTTTTTCATTGATATATGGAATATGATTAGATTCATAACCAATATGTTTTGAGGTATCAAAACGATTGTTAATATCCTTAATGATTAAAACTTTAAATGTTTGATTCATAATTTTTCTCCTTGTTCGGTTGCGACGTTTCCGTCTTGATGAATTGATAATAGAAAATTTTCTATTTATTGTCAATGATTAATTTTGTAAAAACCACAAAACTTTATCAGTTTCAGTAAAAATTCCAATGGCGTTAAAGTACAAATCGGGATTTGGATGATCTTTAATCCAATCATGAACGTTATCGTAATCTTTTCCATTTAAAAAATATTGTTCTATTCCATTTCTCAAAATATATGCAGGTCCAGTTAATCGATGTAAAATTCTTCCTTTTAAACACCACGCTTTAAATCCATCAGATAAATCTTCATAAGCAGGTGTTTCTTCATCGGGTGAAGAAATATTATCAAAAGGAATATTATCGTAACCATCGGTTGTAAATTTTTCACCATCGATATAATAAACATATGTCATAAAATGAATTCTTTAATTATTTTAACGGTATCTGGATTTAATAAAACTTCAAAGTGATTACCTTCCATTATTTTTTCATTTTTACATTTTAAACTTTGTTGAGACGCTAAGGTAACAACACCATCAGTTTTTTCTTTAAATGAAAATAAAGGTCGTGAATGAACAGAACAAATATTTAAAATTTTATCTGTGTTTGTTATTTTTTGAATTTCGTTCATTGGTGTAGAATTTTTGCTTATGTCTTTAAACAATTGATGACCAGAAAACCATTTAAAAACATCGGCTGCATTACTACCGCCAAATGGAGAACACATTGTAATAATTTTTTTAACATTTAAATTATCATTTCCTGCTAAAACACCAATTACTCCACCTAAACTATGACAAATTAAAATGGTTTCTTCAGTTAAACTTTCTTTTAATTTTTTTACATTATCCATAACTGGATCATTAGTTGAATATGTAAAAAATTCATAACTTAAATTTAATTCTTTTGCAATATACGTAAAACTTAATGGTGTTGCATTGGCACCATGTACATAAACTATTTTCATTAATATTCCTTTAAATAATTAAAAACAAAGGTATATTAACATGACTTATGAAAATAAACAAGAACTTTATGAATTTGAAATTGCAGGCGCAAGTGGTGCTGCACCAAATGATGGATTTATCGATAATTTAAAATATCAACAAAGAATTGCATTGGAAAATATTGCTTGGCCTGCTGGAACTTTAGGATTGAGAAAATCAAGAGCTAATTTTCGTTGGACAAGATTAGGTAATGATGTAAATGCATTAGGCGCTAAAATAACATTTGTTGATCCAGTTGATGCAACTTCTGCTTTACCCGCTACAATTTTTAAATTACAAATAATTGTACCAACTTGGGTTAGAACCTTAGATGAAAATAATTTAGGTGATGAATTATTTGGTATTGATGCAGTAAAACGTGTAATGGCTAGAGTATTAATTGAAACAAATACACAAAAAATTGAATGGATAAATGGTGGAACTGGCGGCGTAGGTGGGTTAGGAGAAAAAGGTCCAACTAATTCTATTGAAACAATTGGTTATGTTTATTCAACATTAAATGCAGCAGAAAGTGCAATTAGTGAAACATTATTAGGATACGTCTAATGAATAAATTATTAAAAGAATACTTAGAATTTATTGAAGAAACGCCGATTGAAGATATATCTCATGTTGGTAATCCAACAACTGCAACTAATTTTACAAGAAAAGAAATAGAAAATTTACAAAATATTTCTTATCAAGAAAAAATAAGAAATGCATTTAAAAATACGCCTTTTATTTTCGATATAGTTTTTGTTTTTAATAAAGATTTTGATGCATCAAAAGAAAATTCACATACAAATGCAGATAATTATCGTCAAAAACAAAATCAATCAACTGGTAATTTTAAAATTAATAATAAATTAATTAAACCAACAGAAAATATTACATTTGTTCTTAGAGGTAATTTATCACCTTCACAAAAATTACCTGTAACTCCTTGGATTTTAGCTCATAAAATCGGCCATGCAATTGAAAATAAAAATAAAAATTTGAAACAAATGTTTTTCAATTTAAAATGGGAAATTAGAGATTCTAAAGAATTTAATATTTTTAATTTCAAAACTTGGGATAACCAATTAGAAAATATTTTAGCCAATGGAGAATATATTTCTGAATTAATTGCATATTACTTGATTAAAGGTAATTTAACTCCAAATACAAATAATAAGGACATACTAATTATTTGTAATGAAATCACCAAAGAATTAGAAAATATTTTTACTAATTTAAAAGGGAAAATTATAAATGAAGTTTAAAGATTTATACTTGAAATTAAAAAGATTTATTAAAAGAAAATTAAGAAATCGTCAATTAAGAAAACGTGATCCGTTTATATATTAAAGGTTACATTATGAATAAATTATTAAAAGAATACTTAGATTTTATAAAAGAAACGCCAATTGAAGATATTTCTCATATTGGTAATCCAAATACAGCAACTAATTTTACTAAACCAGAAATTAAAATGTTGCAAACAGAAAAATATCAAAAACGATTAAAAGATGCATTTAAAAACACACCTTTTGTTTTTGACATAGTTTTTGATTATCATAAAGATTTTGATGCTAGTTTTGATGATGATAATTATAGTACAGGAAGTTTTATACCTGACAATAAAATTATTGATGCTTATCATCAAGATCGTTATAGCGACTCAATAAAAGGCAAACCGGGAGTTATAACGTTTGTAAGTCAAGGAAATTTATCACCTGAAAATAGAATACCAATGACTCCTTGGATATTAGCTCATAAAATTGCTCATGCGATTGATCAAAATGAAATTTATTTTAATTTTATTGATAAAAATAGTCTTAATTACAAAATTTTTAATTTTATTGATGATAATAGTATAGATGAAGAAATTTATAAAAATTTATTTTCTTTTAAATCATGGAAAACAATAGGATTTGTAAAATTAATTACAAGTGGTGAATTATATACTGAATTAGTAACACTTTATTTGATTACTGGTAAAATTCAACCAAATAAAACTGGAAATGAATCATTTGATAATATGATTGAACAATATTGTTTAAAATTTACAACATTATTAGAAAATTTGTTTAAATCATTAGAAGGTAAAATATTAACTGAAGTTTAAAGGATTTTAAATGAGTGAAATAATTTGGGGGATTACAAATAGTAATCATGACGCTAGTTTAGCAGTTTCTTATAATGGAGAAATTGTTTTTGCTGCACAAGCAGAACGATATTCAAGAATTAAAAATGATCATTATCTTAATGAAGATATTATTAAAGAAGCATTGGTTTATGGACAACCAAAAAATATAATACTTCATGAAACACCTTGGAAAAAACGATTGAGAATTTTGCGATCTGGTAATTGGAAACATTTATTAGAATATAATCCTTGGAAAAACTTAAACTTAGAAACAAAATATCAAACAGAAAATCATCATCATTCACACGCAGCAGCAGGTTTTTATTCGTCTAATTTTAAAGATGCCTTAATTGTAGTATTTGATGCTATTGGTGAAAACCAATCACAATCGCTTTATAAAGGCTCAGAACAGGGTCTTGAGCTTTTAGAGATGATACCCTACCCAAACTCATTAGGATTGTTCTACAGCGCTTGTACGCAAGCTGTAGGGCTTAAACCAAATGAAGATGAATATATCTTTATGGGAATGGCTGCTTATGGTAATAAAAATTTATTAGAAAAAAGAATTCACCGAGATTTTATTGAACATTGGAGTCCCCAAAATCCAAAACTAAAATTAAAATTTAATCCCCATCGTGGAATAAAAATAAATCTAAGAAAAGAAGACTATTTTAATTTTGCTGCAACTGTTCAATCAATTTTAGAAAGCTTTATCGTTGATTATATAAAAGCAAAAATTAAAAAATATAATTGTAGAAATATTGTTTTTGCTGGTGGTGTTGCTTTAAATTGTGTGCTAAATTCAAAATTAGCTAATTTACCAGATGTAAATAATTTTCATGTTTTTGGTAATCCAGGTGATTCAGGAAATGCAATAGGAGCAATTGCTGCTTTTAACAAACAAAAATTTAAATTAGATAATCTTTTTTTAGGACATAAAATCGATAAAGATTATCCAATGCAAGAATTATTAGATGAGTTACATAATAATAAAATTGTTGGTATTGCAAATGGAAAAGCAGAATTTGGACCAAGGGCATTGGGTAATAGAAGTATCCTTGCTGATCCAAGAGGAAAAGAAATGCAAAATCAATTGAATCAATTGAAAAATCGTCAAAATTTTCGCCCATTTGCTCCTGTTATTTTAGAAGATTATTTTAATCATTGCTTTGATACAAATTTAAAGGAAAGCCCTTTTATGCAATATGTGGTTAAATGCAAGCAACCCAATGATTATCCTGCAATTTGTCATATTGATAATACTTCAAGAGTGCAAACCGTAAACCCAGAAAATAATCCAAATCTTTATGAATTACTTAAAAATTGGTTTAAACAAACAGGTTGCCCAATGTTGGTAAATACATCGCTAAATGTTAAAGGTGAACCTATTGTTAACAACGAAAAAGACGCAAAACGATTTGAAGAAATAAATAAAATAAAAGTGCTTTAAATAATATCGTAAATTATCTTTAAACCTCTAAAACATGCCTCTAAACGCATTTAAACACCTATCTAATTGGATTACTAAATGACTTATATTTATTACATGAATAATAAAAAATATATAACGGAAAATTATGATAGTATTCCTTTTTTAAAAATATCTAGGCCAGATGAAAAAATGCCTGCTTATTTTGATACAAGAAAAAATATAAAACTTTGGTGCGAAAAAGGGCTTCAAATGAATTATCTAAAAGGACCAGCTTTAGTTTCAAACGATTATAATTTTTTCTGGTTGAATAATAAAAATTACTTTAATAATGTAACCGAATGGCTTAAAAATCATCCAAATCAGGATAATGTTTTCCAAGTTGAAATGCTTTTAAAATACGCATAATATAATGATTAATATTTTTGATATACATAATAAAATTATTAATAAAGACACTCACGATCTTATTGTAAAATTAAAACATATAAGTTATTTATTGCCAGAAATAAATGTTTTAGAAAAAGAAAATAAAGCTGATTTTATTTGGTTGGATATTGACACTCTAATTTATACAAAATTATATTCAAATAAAAAATATATTATCAATAATACTGATACCGCATCCAAACAAGATTATACTATGTTACCAAATAATTGTTATGTTCTTGATGTAAATCCTGAAAATATTTTCACTAATATACATTATTTTAATTCTTGGGGAGAAAAAACAATTAAAGATAATTTAATTGTTGATAATTCTAAAGCTAATATACGTTTTTTAGCTAGTAACAGAAAACCGCGCCCTCATCGTAATTCTTTTGCTAAATTATGTTATTTATTTCAAAATAATTTATACCATAGTTTTTATGAAGACCCAAATAGAACAAACAATGACGAAAGATATTTTGAAAACTCAAAATATTCTAATATTTTTAAAAATTATATAAAATTACCAGTAAAAACAAATGATACATATTATAATATGACACCAATTGATTTAATAGAAAAAATGAAATTAACACAATTAACTTTAATATTTGAAACAAATTATAATGTTTATTATTCAACAGTAACAGAAAAAACTTTTAGAGAAATAGTATCAAAAAGACCTTTTATTTTGTTTGGCCCTTATAATGCTTTACAAAATCTAAAGAATATCGGATTTAAAACATTCGAAACAATTTGGGATGAAAGTTATGATAATCTAAAAAATCCTACCGAAAGATTTGATAAAACTATTGATCTATTATTAGAATTAAATTCTATGAATGGTAATGATTTTAATAACTTGATATTAAAAACTAAAACTATCTGTGAGTATAATTATCATCATGCACAAAAATTACATAAAATTAATTTACAAAATTTAAAAGATAAATTATTATTATGGAAAAATACATAAAATAAACATAAAGTTGCCTTAATTTCATATTTTAAATAAATTTTCTATTCATGGAGAACCGCAGAAATCCTCAGATTATTAAGACAATTCCTATAACTGCAACTTAACAAAAATTAAATTTAAAAAACTGCTTGACAAAGATCAGAAAATTTTCTATATTGGGATCATCAAGACAACAACAAGGAGAATGACATGCCATATGATTAACAATTAAAGTTATGAAAATGTTCATGATTGGTTGAAAGATAATAAAAAAGGGGAGAAATATTTCTCCCCTTTTTTAATTTAACATTTCAATTTTTTCAATTGGTACAAAACTACTATCACTGATTAATTTATAATTTTTATGTGTACCATTTAACGTTATTACTAAATATTTTTTCTTAATCCAAATTTTATAAATATCACGATCTGAAAAATCCATAGCATAACCTTCTGCTTCTGATAATTTAGTTGTAACATAAATTCCATTTGGTACTTTATCATTCAAATATAAATTTCTATCTTTTTTTGGACGAGCGGTATAAACAATAATAATTTTATCTTGTTCTTTTAAAAAATTTGGATTTTGTATTGCTTTTACTAAGTTAAAATATTCAAAAGAATTATCATCAAAATCTTCTTCATCTTCTAAAATATCATCAATTTCGTATGCATTTGTTTCTTCATTGTAAAATAACATAAAATCCATTTTACCTAATATTACTTTAAATGAATTTATTGAATTGTAATCGACTTGTTTATATGGATATTTTCTGTTGTCAATAAAATAAGAAGGAACAATTTCAACATTTTTTATGTTTAAAATTTTAGTTAAATTATTAATATAATTTTTTGCTTTATCTAAATTTATTAAGGTTTCTTTACGAATTTCTTTTAATAAAGAATTGTAATATTTTTTATTTTCAACAAAATCTTTTTCGGTGTAAATTGTATTATCGCGCATTGGTAATCCAATCATTTGAAATCTTCGATCAAGAGTTTCTTGCATGTCTGATTTAATATAATTAATGTATTGATTAACAATATTATTTTCTTTTAATCGTTGTTCTAGTTCAAATAAGCGCATAAAATATTTAAATAATTTATGACTTTACTTAACGAAACCTTACCAAATGATATTGTTAAATCAAAAATTTATTATCATGGAACCAGCAATTTAGATAATGCATTGAACATTATTAAAAATGGTATAAACCCACCAGAAATTGTTACAAATAAAAATATGGCACCGATTAAAGGTAAAATTTACATAACTGAAAATTTAAAATATGCAATTATATATGCATTAAATGGCGATTTTATTGGCTCTAAACATCTTCAAGTTGATTATAATGAAAATAAAAAAATTTTTGATCGAATAATTTCAGATAATCCATCTAATAAAAATTATGGACAATTTGGTTTTGTTTTTATAATAAAAGGATCAGAATTATTAGATGTTACACCAGACGAAGATTCAATAGGCTGTTTATTATCTTTTTACTTAAATGATCGTGGTTATAATAGTGACTTAATAAATTATGATTTAGTTAAAAATGACTATAATTTAAAATCTGAAATATTAAATTTAGCCAATAAACATATTTCACCAAATACTTTAAAAAAAGTTAAAGATGGCGATTATAATTATTGGGCCAAAACAGGAAAAATACTTGTAAAAAGATTATCTGATAATGCAAAATTAAAAATAATTAATGCAGAAGCACATATTGCACATGAAGGAACAGTACAACCTTTTAAAATGTTAAAAATAGATAAAACAAAAGTTGGATTTATTAATAAAGATTTATCTAATTTAAAAGATTATTCTACTGTTATTAATCTTTAAATATTTTATGCTAAAAATTATTACACACGAACAAATACAACCACTTTGGCAAGAATTATGGCCTAATACTGAAAACCATTTACGTAAAGTAAGTTCTTTAACTTCATTATTCGATTATGATTTAGAACAAAAAAAAGCCGAACCTGTTTTTTGGGGATATTATCATGAAAAACAGTTAGTTGCAGGCAATAGCGGATTTACTGCAACTAATAATGGTTTTTGTTTTCGTGGCCTTTATGTAAAAGAAAATTTTAGAAATAAAGGTATAGCCAAAAAAATATTAAATGAAATGTTGATTTATGCAAAACAAAATCATAAATTTGCTTGGACTTTACCTAGAATTACATCATTGCCAATTTATGAAAAAGTTGGATTTGTACGAGTTTCAGAATTTACAAATAAAAATATGGATTTTGGTCCTAATTGTTTAGCTGTTAAGGTATTTTAATGATTTTAGTAACAAATGGTTGTAGTTTTACAGCCGGTCAAAGTTTATTTTGGGCTGAAAATAATTATAAACAATATGCTTTTGGACATACAATTAAAAAACAATTAAATTGTAATTTTGTTAATTTAGCAAAAAGTTCTGGAAGTAATGATCGAATTTTAAGAACTACTATGGATTGGTTACTTGAAAATAAAAACAAAGATTGTTTTGTTTTTATAGTTATCCCAACTTTTGATCGATTTGAATTAACATGGCATCAAGACGAAGAAATTGATTATTTAATAGAAAATACAAATGATTTACCTATTGAATATTATCAAAAGAATTTATACATTTACCGTATGATGAATAATTTTAAAAAAAGAATTAATAAATTTTACAATAAAGAAAAAGTTAAAAAAATTTATAATTATGTAGAAAATTATTATGAATATTCTCATGATTGGGTGTTTCAAATGAATCGTCAAATGAAACAATTTCTTTTATTAGAAAGTTACTTTAAACAAAATAATATAAAATATGGTTTTGCTTGGGCTGTGGATTTTGAACCAACAAATTATCCTATTTTTAAAGAATTTGATCAAAGTAATTGGTTTGAACCGTTTTCTTGTATGATGAATAATTTAAAACAAAAAGGATTTGAAGAAGATAATACAGGACATTTTTATCCTGAAGCTTATGAAAATTATGGAAATCAAATTGCAAAATGGATAAAAGAAAAATATTAATTTCAAATGGTTGTAGTTTTACCGCAGGTGATGAAATTTCATCCCCTAAAGGACCAATTCATACAATAGACAATAATAAATTTAATTATGCTAATAAAATTGCTGAACATTTTAATTGGCATCATATCCAATTGGCTGAAGGTGGATCAAGTAATGATAGAATTTCAAGGACTACTTTAGAATATTTAGAAACACAAAAAGATTATTTTGAAAATAATATTGTAGTATTAATAGGTTGGACCAGTATTTTTCGTAGTGAACTTTATTATAATAATTTTTATAAGAAAATAACTGCTAATAAACATCATAGATATAAAAATACAGAATTGGAGGATTGGTACAATAACTGGCAAACTTTTAATTGTGAAGAAATACAGGCAATGCAAAATAAATTAGATAATATCATTTTAATGAAAAATTATTTAGAAAATAATAAAATACCTTTTGTTTTTCATAATACAATTGATGGGTTAAATCCAATAAAAACAAAATATTACAGCCAAGATAATTTATTAAATTTACGATTGCAAAATATAGAAAAATTAAAAAACTTCTTCTTGTCAAAACAATCTTTTCGTGATTTGATGAAAATCTACAATTGGAAAAACTCAGGGCAACATCCTGATAAAAACGCACATGAAAATTACGCAAAATTAATGATCGATTTTATTAATACCTTGGACTTTTGATTTCTTCGGGATGGGTCAAAAGCATAGAATTTATCCGAGAGTTGAAGGCAGTTTTCTATGGCTGCCTTTTTCTGTTGACAATCGGAAAATTTTTGATATATTAAATTCTTCATAACAGGAGAATAATTATGATTGAATATAAAGAATTATCAAAATATGATATTGAAAATCTTAATGAAATTTTTGAAGATTTTGATCAATCATTGGTTAAAAATGTTATCTATTTTGATGGCTGGTGCGGATATGATGATAGCGCAGGTGTTTTTATCTTCCAAGGAATTGATGATAGTATTCAAATGGCATCTTATTCGACTAGCTGCATGTCAAGCGATAATACCAATTATTTTGCTCTGGATGAAATTACCGTTGAACAAGCAATAGACATTATTACTGAAATGAATGAAAGTATCAAAAATAATGATCGTTCAATGGATTATTAAAAATATTCTGTTGACAAATAAAAAATTTTTTGATATTATCAATTTATAAATCAACAAGGAGAGAATTATGGCAACTTTTGAAGTTTTGGCAAAGCGTATTTTAGAAATTGTATCAATTGAAAATGCAGATGCAATTGAACTTGCACGTATTGATGGATTTTATTCTGTTGTACGTAAAAACCAATTTTCTGTTGGGCAAATTGTTCTTTATCTTCCTGAACAAGCAGTTGTACCTGAAAATATCCTACAAGCAATCAATCTTTGGGATTATGAAAAAGGCAAGGGCAAACTTACTGCTGCTTCTGGTGCTGTAATTAAAGCAATTAAATTGCGTGGTCAATTGTCACAAGGAATTGTTGTTGACGAAGAAGTGCTTCAAACAATTTTAAATGATAAAACGTTTAATCTTGTTGAAAATCAAGATTATCAAGAAACTTTTAATATCACTAAACATGTTGTTCCTATTCCTGAACACATGGCAGGTGAAGTTTTTAATCTTGGTCTTAAAATCGACTTTGATCTTGAAAATATTCAAAAATATCCTGATGTTTTGTTATGCAACGAAGACATAGTAGTTGCAGAGAAGTTGCATGGGTCGTGCTTTTCTATCTTTGATTTAGGTAAAAACGTTCATTCTGAAACCTTTGTTGATGGGAGGATTGCTCTTGCTTCAAAGGGATTGGGTTCACAAGGATTATTTTTCAAGAATAATGAAAACAATCAAAAGAATACCTATGTTCGTATGTTTAATAAAATCCAAGAAGGAATGCTTTTAGCTCTTGATAATTGGCGCAATAAAGAAAACCTTTCTGACAATGCTGTTATTGAAGTTTATGGTGAAGTTTTTGGTTGTACCCAAGATTTAACGTATGGACTTAAAGAAAACGAGTATCGTCTTTTTGCTGTTAAATCAAATGGGCGTTGGTTGACTGATCAAGAAATTGATGAATTTGTTCTTGGTTCCCAAGGGAAAATTCTTCGGGTTCCTGTATTGTTTCGTGGTAAAATGAAAGATGCTGATATTCTTAGTTTGCGTACAGGTAATACCGTTTTTCCTGTAAAACAAATTCGTGAAGGTTGCGTTATCTATACCCAAAATATGCGCTATGATGCAAAACTTGGTGTTATCATGCTAAAGGCAATCAATCCAGATTACCTTACAAGGAAAAATGGAACAGAGTTTAATTAAAAGAGGGAAATTTCCCTCTTTTCTTTTAAGGATTATAAAATGAAAATTAAATTTTTTGAAAAATGGCAACAAGGCCGTCAAGGAACCTTTGATGGTAATAATTATTTTAAAAAATTATTACTTGAAATTGACAATAAATTTTTAGGATTTGATGTTTATATTTTAAAATATCCAAATAAATTTTATTTAAAACCACATAAAGATGTTGTAAAAAATAAAAAGCATTATAGATTAAATATTGAATTTTTTGGTAAAGGAAAATTCATTTGTGAAAAAACTATTTTTTCTTTTTGGAGAATTTATCTTTTTCGCCCTGATATTAACGTTCATTGTAGAAAAAGGACCAAGATATGTTTTATCTTTTGGTTTAGCATTATGAGTTATATTTATTTTATTGATGGTGAAAAATTCACAACCGATGATTTTCAAATTATTCCTTTAATAAAAGTCTCTTCACCTGATGAAAATACACCAGCAATCTACGACAGTTTACGGAATAATAAAACTTGGGTCATAAAAGGATTTAAACGCCATCGCTTAACTGGTCCTGCAATTACTTGGGGCAACAATACAAGATTATTTTTCTTAAATGATAAAGTTTATGAAAATATTCATTCTTGGTTAAAAGATCATCCAAATCCAGATTTATACTTTGACGCAATTGGTTTAAATGAAACAGAACGGGTTTTGTGGTTTTTACAAAATTAGTTTTAAAGCGATTTAAAACACATTAAACAATTTAATTACTCTAAGTGCCCAAATCAAGTTAAAACCTCTAAAACATGCCTCTAAATCCATTTAAACACCTATTTGAAAGAAAGATAAATGAAATATATTTATTATATTGATGGAGGAAAATTTACAACTGATAACAATGATACTACTCCTTGGTAAGATATTTCTTCACCTGATGAAAATACACCTTCTATTGAAGATTTAAAGTCAGAATATCAGAATATAATCTTTGGTGTGAAAAAGGCGATATTGCTCATCGATTAACAAGACCAGCTAGAATTTCTCCTAGTGGAAGAGAATATTTTTACTTAAATGATAAAATATTATGAAAACAGCCCCGATTGGCTAAATGAACACCCAAATCAAGATAATACCTTTCATGTTGAAATGTTGTTAAAATACACATAAAACATTTTAATTTCCTCTTCTTTAATAAATTTTCTATTCACGAAGAGCCGCAGAAAACAAGGAAATATTGAGAGTGTTCCTACAACTGCAACTTAACAAAAATTAAATTTAAAAAACTACTTGCCAAAGACCGAAAAATTTTCTATATTGGGTTCTCAAAACGGAAACAAGGAGACCGCAACTACCATACTATTAACAATTAATGTTATAAAAATGTTCATGATTGGATGAAAGTTCAAAGGGGAGAATTAATTCTCCCTTTTTATTCAATAAATTCATTTTCCATTTCTTGTTTAAATTTATCACCTAAAATTATTTTGTATTGATTAATCCAATCTTCATCTCTATTCATAACTTTATAACTTAATTTTAATTTCTTAATTAAAATATCATTATTATTAAACATATTATAAAAAACACCTTCTTTTTTATTTGGGATACTTGATAAAATTAATTTCATATTTGATAATTCAGGTGAAATTATTCGCATAAATTCTTCAAATATATTGTGTGAAACAAAAGCTGCATTATCAATCCAAATTAAATTTACGGAAAGCCCTTTTATATTTTGTGGTGTTGCGACAGTAGATATAATAGAAGAGTTATTTTTAAATATAATTTTATTTTTGCTATATTCTTTTACATGTTTAAACATTTCATTTACGTCTATTGTACTTTCAATACTATCTTTAATAATATCTATAATATTAATTGCGTCTGCAAATTTATGTGATCCAATAAAAACTTTAAAATTATCTTTATTCAAACATTGTTGTAATATATAAGAAGCAATAGTTGTGGTTACACCAATTTGACGTGCATGATTAATAACTGTAATTTTATTATTATCAATAGCACTAATTATATCAATTTGATGTTCGTATAAATTAAAAGGATAAGATTTTGTTTGTTTTATTAATTTGAAATTTTTTTCTATAAAATCTATAGTATTTGTTTTTTCTGTTTTTTGTTTTATATTATAAACATAATTTACAAAACTATCAGCGGTTTTAAATAAATCATTGGTTTCAATGGTAGCAGCTAATTTTAAACATTCTAAACGTATTTGTTCGTAATTCATTTTTTATTTCTCCATAAAATTATCAAAACAATTTCTGTTTGATAAAAAATCCATCAATTTCTGTGGATTTATATATTTATATTTTCCTTAAATTTATTGAACCAATAATTCCAATAAAGTAAGATTAATTATCAAGGAGTTTATTATGGAATTATGGACAGAAAAATATCGCCCTAAATCAATCAAAGATTATGTTTGGCG